GGGATTCTATTTGTTGCCCCATTTCCAGTATAACTCCTAGACTGATTGTTATTACTATTAGTCCCAGAGGTAACACCAAAAACACTACCTGCACCATATAGTTTTAATACTTTAGGTGCATCATTTAAATTAGGACCTCCAAAATCTTTAAATGCAGGAAAGTTTGCTAAAAAATCATTTCCAATAAATGTTTGTGTATCTACAGTAGAAGTAAATAATTGACTAAGTCTTCCCCACTTATTGAAATATGTTGCACCTGCAAAACCAGTTCCTTCTGGTTTTGTTGCGGATACATCCATAGTAGCGTTTTCTAATGCATTACCCGCAACAGATTTTATTAACTCATTATCACCAGCAGGCTTTCCATTAACAAATGCAGAGCCTATAGTTCCGTTGAGAACATTAACGTTTGCCTGTTGTGATATAGACATTAGTCAGTAAATTCTGAACAAGCAATAATTGCTGTACCACTAACTGCGTTAAAGATAGCTACTTTAGCTGTCTCAACGTGCCATGTGTAAGCATTGCCCGCATATAAAATATGACCTAGATTTGCATCAGGATTTTCACCATCATATGTTACATATACATCATTATCTTGTACATCAAATGATACATATAGTGTATCTTTGTCGAATGCACCAAATGGTGTATTGCCAGATGTGCTAACTGATAGCATCTGCATATCAGCCATATTAGGGTTAATCCTAGGATATAAGTTTGTTACTTTTGAATTCATTATCTTGATTGTTTGTTGACGTAAGTCGAAAATCGCCTTGTCGCATTATTATTGTTTACTATTATATCATTGCGTTCAAGTTGTACTGCAATGTCATCTTGTGCTGTTTCTTCCTCTAATAATGCTTTCTCTGTTTGACCATCCATACGAAGAAAATCAGCATATACTGTATGTACCATATAGTTGAAAAATATATTAGGTATACGTTGTGTATCTAAAATACCTGTAACACCATCAGGGGATGTTGTTAACATTAATTCAAATGGTTTTTTATATGTAACATATACAGAATCGCCTACTGTTTCACCTATAATGTGTGCTCCCTCGCTATCTACATAAAAATCATATTCTTGTGCACCTTTATTGCCTAAAGCTTCTGTTTTATGAATCCTTATGTACTCGCCAATCTGACATTTTTGAAATGGATTAGGTTTATCTCCTCCACCTACACTTGCTACATATGAAGCATTATATAAAGCTTCATTCCAAGGGACTAACTTATTACCCTTCATTGTAAATGTAGGGTCTTTAGCACCACTATAAGTTAAACTCCATGTTTTTACTAAATGTGGATATGGTACTTCTTTTGTATAATTATATACCCCATTATCACCAGTTGCATCCATTCCAACAGCATATGTGGTAGTTACAGCAAACCCAAGTATATTATTACTCATAGGTTCTGTAACATTCTGACCTCTTGGGTTTCCTACAGAGCCTTGTTCTGATGTATCATTTATAAAACCTTTTCTTATTAGCCAATCACCCGCATATGTATTAGTAAAATCTTTATATATTAAATATTCTCCATTCTGACCACTAACAGCTTGGTCTATAGTGCTGAAAACAGGAGTTCCATAATACATACCACACCAGTAAAAATCTAGTTCTTCAGTTGTAGTGCTACTTGTATAAAATTTAACTGTGTAAACTCTTGGCATTACAAACCTTTCTTCAGAAGGTTGTAGATACTCAAACCAAGATAAGCTTTTGTTATAAGCTTCAGAAAATCTCCTATTTGCAAATTTGAATATATTATCCTGTTCTCCTGATGTAAATGTATTTACACCAGCCAAAGCTTGTACTGTTTGGAAGAGATCGGTATATGTCCTATAGTTTTTATAAGTTGCCATTACGCTTTATTCGGAGATAAATCTGAAAATTTCTTATTATAGTATTTTAAAAATTCTTTAGAATGGACTGTATCATGTCCATACTTGCTTGTGAGTCTAAAAAACTCTCTAGCTGGCATTGTAGCAACGCATTTACCCAATACAGGGTGGGTTTTACCCTTCTGCTCTCGTGCTTCTTTCCTAGCTATATTGACTCTATCTACTTCGGTTCTTCTTTCTATTTCAAAACCGTTTTCTATTTCTTTAAGAAACTCACGGTCTATTTCACCATCTGAGTATCTTGGTAATTTTGTTATTATATCTGTCATAGTAAAAAGTAGGGGGCTTTCGCCCCCTACGACTAATTACATTATTCTTAGTTAGCGTTTAGCTTGTTAAGACTTAATTTAAACTCACCTGCGGTGATACCAGAGATAGCTGTACCTGCTGTAACACGAACATATACGAAACCATCGGCACTATAAAGGTGACCAATAGTTGCATCTGCATCTGAACCAGCCTCATTAATAGAGAGTTTAGCTCCTGTATTACGGATATATCCCGCTGACCCTAAGTTATCGGAAGAGCTAACGATGAAGCTACCAATGTTACTAGAGTTGTCGTGACCGACATCTACTTTAACATTTGCATCACCATCGAATGCTGTTACGATTTTAACTGTAGCATCTTGGATAATTTCACCAGCGACAACTGGAATCTTGAAGGTTACTGCTGTTGCTGTAACTGTATCTGTACCCGCATCACTAGCACTAGCTGTAGTTACATCAGTATGATTGAATGTAACTTTATTTGTGTACTGCTGAATTGATGCTTCGTTGATTGTTAATTCTGACATAGTATTTTACCTCCTTATTGTGTGATTTTACCGTGTGCTTGTGGGTGATATACTCCTAGTGTTAGAGAGCAATCTACATAACCACGCTCACCACCACCTAAGTTAGGTAGACGAGTTGAGCCCATAGGAATCAAGTCATGGATACCATAATACTCAGGATTGAGTAAGAAACCATCGTTGAAGTCAGTTTGTGCTGAGTTAGCGATAGTTGCTGGAGCAGTATCAGGATTCATATTAACGATTGAAACACGACCAAAATCTGATTCGTAGATTTCAACTGATAATTTAATCAATGCTGAATTGCCATCATAGTTAACACTTCTGATTGAAGGGTCATATGCATCTTGGTTATTACTTGATATCGCAGGAACTGATGTACCAAAACGTGCAAAGTTAGAGATTGTCTTACGAAGACCTGTATCTGCAACTAATGTTAAGTTTTGTGTAGAACCAGTATGACGGTAGATAGTAGAGATAAGACTGTTAAGTGTTGTCTCTGTGAATGCACCTTCACTACTAATGTCATGTATTTGACCAGCATCTGGACGATAGTTTTCAGGAGTAGCAGGAGCACTATCTGTCTGTGCACCTGTTTGTATCCATTTACTTAATCCACGCATTTTGTAAGGAGTACCTTGACCATTCTCGATGGATGCATCTCCTGTTCCGATAATTGTAGCTTCAACGTCACGTTTTAGCTCACGGATTGCTTTAGCTTCTGCTTGAGCAATCTTTGCAGGTCCAACAGAATCTACTGCATCCTGTAAGTCGGATACCATGTAATCTCTGCGGAATTTTTGAATATAGTTTCCAAGCCTAGCACGTCCCGCAAATTTGTCTGTGAAAGTCGATACGTCAGCACCCTCATCAATCCCTGTGGTGATAGGTGATGCTAACTCGTCAACAGTCCATTCAGCAAATGTTGCAGAAGCTTTTTGCTTAGAAGCAGATGAAAGGACTGGTGTTTCCTCTGGAGCAAGGATAGTTAAGACATCTGTCAAATCCTCACGGTTAGAAACAGCAGAACCTGTATTTGTTGTATCAAATGTATTTGAAAACGACATAATTTTTACTTTCTAATTTTTAGTTTCTGATTTAATAATTATCTATTAGATAATTGCTGTGTTCTTAGAGTAATGAAATCATTTGTTCTGCCACTTTTTCTATATTGTTGTCTAAGATTTTCTGATTTCTTAGCTGTTGATGCACTTGTTTTCTCTGAACGAGCCGAAGATGGTGTTGACTTAGGAGGTGTTAATGTAGGAGATTTAGCTCCTGTTCCTTGGTCATTTAGTGGTTTTCTTTGATACATACTATTTGTAGCATGAGCTAATAAGTATGGTATCTGTGCACTAACTTCTCCACCCCTTTTAGTAATCGCTGTAAGTCTTGGGTCATTGAGCATTGCGTTATACATTTTATTCATATCGGATTTCTCATCCCCAACCCAAGGTAATTCAGTTCTTGCTTTTTCCTCGAATTGTTTTTTTGCAACGCCTATCTCATGCACCTTTTTTAACTTATGCATTTGTGCAGGAACATACTTTTCATAGACATTTTTATTATGTCTCAGGCTTTTTCTCACCTGTGCTTTTGTAAGTTCCTTACCTTTTACTGTAGCAATAATCTCATCTGGTGATGAATCACTATGGTCGAACAATAATTCATCTGCCCATTCTATTACTTGTTTAGCAGTTTTTGCCTCTTGTTGTAATTTCTTAGGGTCTGTTATTTTCGCTAGTGGATTATTTTTAACCTGAGGTGGTTCATTTTGTTGGCTTTGTGCCATCTGTGCCATCCTCGCTTCTAACTCTTTGGCTCTCTCTTCTGCTTGTTTTCTCCTTGCAGTTAATTCGCCAAACCTAGCTACAGCACGACTACCGAGTTTCTCAGACATTTCTCTGAGTTCCTCATCGGACATTTCGTCTAGATTAAACTGTGAAAGAGCATCTTCTGAAGCTGAATCTACGGAAACCTCTTCTGTGGTACTCTGTTCCACATTATTAGTTTCTTCAACATTTGCTTCTTCAACAACAGGTACTTCTTCTGTAGCTTGTTCTGGTGTGCTTTCTACACTTTCAGCTTTAGCTTCTTCCGATTTACCTAAGCGTCTGGCAATAAAGTCTGACGCTGATATATTTGACTGTACCGTAGGGTTTGTTTCTACTGCTCCCTCGTTAGCAGTTATGATTTCTTCTGACATAATTTGTTACGCTTTTAACGCCTAGCGATGGCGATGTGTTTATTTTAACATATATGACAAGTATTAGATTATATGTTCCCTATGACGCTGTTTTAATTGCTCATATTGTGTCATAACTAATATTTGGTCATATGATAAAATTCTTCCTGCTATTTGCTGTACCTGCTCTAGGTCAGCATTGTGCAGTTCTGCTATACATTCTTCTCTAAGTAGATATATAGCGTTCATAAATTCTGCGAATTTAGGATTATTTGATAGGTGTTTGATTATTTCTTCTAGATTTTCCATAAATTAATATAGTCCTTCTGTATTATGCTGTTTTGTTTTTTGCTTAAATAATTCCATATACTTTCTAGTAGCATCTATTCTCCTATCTAATGATTTATCATTCTCTGGTCGCATAAAATGATGCAAAAAATATTCATTAATACCCTCTACTGTTGGTTGATATATATGTTTTTTGCCTGTGTATTTATGTGTGCCCTCCTGTGCTATACCATTTAGTAAATTAAGCATTCTTTTTCCGTGTGTACCGCCATTATCTTCATATGGTTTAGTACCCTTACGGAGCATATCGACTATATAAATTATATTGCCATAGTGGTCATCCCGTAATCCAGCATCTGCTAGATATTCCTCGAACCTATCTCTAGTATTGCCAGTATACTGAAATAAACCCTTACCTTTTCGCCTATTGTAACTACCTACTTCTACCTTTTCGGGAGAAAATGTATCCCAAGATTCTACCTCAATAGTAGACATTAATAATGCATCAAAGACAGGACCAAGACCAATATCCATATTGAGAATCTCATTGAATGTTCTCTGGAAGTTCTCATCCCTACTCATAGTTCTGCTCGTTCTTTGAGCCAATCCTTGAGTTGATATGTTTTGTGGTTGATTAAGCATTGATGCCCTGTGTATTGACATTACCCATAGCAGAAGGATCAGTACCAATCCTACCAATTTGTGCATTCTCTTCTTGCGTAAGCATAAATTGATATTGTTCGGCATACTTCTTGATTCTATTCGCAAAAGCTTCATCTGTTTGTAATCTTCTAGCTACATCAGGTTGTTGTGAATATTGTCCTAAGATATTTAATGCTAAAGAAGCCCCGTTAGGTCTAGCTGGCATCTCAATACCCGCAAATATTTTAGCCAAATCATCAGTAACATTCTTAACCATTTCTTGTTGTGCTACTTCCTTAGGCTGTAAAATAGAATCTGCCATAACTGGGTCAATAGAATTAGCTAATACTTCAAGTAGTAAGTCTATATTTACCCTACCATTTCTATCTAGTTTAGTAATCTCAATCATTTGACCAAGTTTCTTTTCTTGTATCTCACCCTGTGCGTTCAATACATCATATGATATCATAACATCGTACATCTCATTTGGATTACCTTTGTTAAATGTCATATTATCAGGACTACCAGTTACTCTAAAGAATATCTCATCTGGTCCAAATCTCTGGAAACACTTAAAACACATCTTTAGAACATCTGCACAATGCGTGAGATACTTGTCTACCAAGAATTGTCTTCGTATATTAGATAATGGATTCTCCATATCTAGCCCACACATAGCATCCGCTTGAGTTTCTAGCGTTTCTTCTATCTCTATAGAACCTGTAGGCAATGGTGGTGTCGGACCAAACTCTAAATCACCCTTTCTTCGGTATGGAATCATTCTTGCTGGTCCATAATCTGAAGGTGCTTGCCCTACTGGGTGCATTATCGGTGGTAAAGTGGCTAGACTATTCCTGTCTATGCGTGAGTCTCTTTCTACTTTTACTTGATTTTGTATTCCCCTTAATAGATCAGGAATAGTCGTAGTATCATAAAGTCTTTTACTATCCTCTGAAAGCTTAGTTACAACAACTGGGAAGTCCTCGTAACCATTCATGAGCTCAAATTTAGCATATCCTTGTGCTTCTTCATTCCCACTAAATTCTTTGTGGAAGATTGTCTCATATATACCCTCTGCATTATCTTCTGGGTCTATGAGTCTTTGATAACCATGTACTATTTCTATTAGTTCATTAGCTTCATACACAGTATCCATAATAGAGCTACTTCTTCTGCCCTCTTGATTGACTTCTATGCTGTCAACATTAACGCCTCTGTATTTATCTATAACATAATGAACAAAATCTTCATCCCAGCCATCAGTAATTATTTTATTTTCTAATTCCTGTGCTGTATAATACGTTCTCCAAAAGCAGTATGGTGCTCTTTGTGGGTCTGTAACATACGGAGGGAAGAAGAAATCACCATCTGGTGCTAGTGTTCTCACCTCTGGAGCATCTACTTGTCTTTTAACAACTGGTAGTTCTGCATAACCTGTCTCTCTCAGTTGCTTTAATGCTTTCTTTGCTCTCTTCTCATTGATGCCAGCAAATGTAGCACCTAATTGTTGTATTAATAAATCCTCTGATGTCTCATCTAGGAACATCTGTGCTGTCTCTGGAGACATTTGTGCTATCTGATTGATATCTAATTTTTGTAGAAATGTTCTATCTTCTCTCAACCATCCCACATATGTAATTAATATACCTCTTTCTAGTAAATAATTAGCACCTAGCTCCATCTCTTTGTTAAATCTTGGAATATATCCCGATGTTACCATCCATTTTAAGAAAGATGATACTGTTTTACCCCGTCCGATATCACCAATGTTGGTAGGGAATGCTTTGACATTTGCTCTGAGCATAGATGTTATGAACAATGACACGAGTCTAGTTATTCTCTCATCTATGGTATGTGCCTCCATATCTGCTGAACCTTCCCAAGGGAATGCATCAGGACCATGTTTCCTAAAAGCTTACCCTTGAGCTGTGGTGGTACTAATACTGCCACCTTAGCAGGTAACTCTCTAATATATACATAAATATATCTAGGGTTAGGTGCATTTGCTATAACCTTACCTCTATATCGTATAGGCATCGGACTTAACATATCTAGTAAGTCTTGACCCTGTTCGTTTATCCATGTGTTTTTGCCTTTTCCAGTAACCATGTCCTCTTCTAAGCCCATAGTCACCTTCTCTTGTGCTGTTTCAAACGAAATCCCTAAGTCTTTCGCTATATCTGTTAATCTTCTCTTTGCCATTAGTATCCCCCTTTATTTCTTAATGTTGCTTTTAGTTTATTTTTATCATAGTGATCTGGTCCTTCACCACCATTAGCCATACGGAGATAACGAATCAGGTCAAAAAAGTCTTTTAATGCTTCATCGTTTTTACCATTGGAGTTGTAATTGATTAAACTATCTATAAGATTGCCACAATCCTCGTGGATGTAGCAAAGGGGTTTATTCACATTATCTATTTCCACATTCGGATTGTAGGTAAACCAATCATCTAGTGATGCTATACCTAAGCTTTCCATTCTACCATCCGAGGGTACAAAGTTATACCCATAATCGTCAAATGATGTGAATAAGTCATCATTGTTTTCATTCTCCTTAGAGAAATACCTAGAGTCCCCGATTCTCTCAAATACTTCTATGTCGAGTTCATCCTCTATAGTCTTAAATAAGTCGCAGTATCCCTCTACGTTGTAGCCTAGCTTTTTAGAAGCAGGACCGTATCGCCATTTGGGATCGCCAAAGATTGCCCACTCTCCATGTGTATTACGGTCAGGGAATTCTCGCCTAATAAAGACCTCACCATTAGCATTAACTCCTGCCCAAATGCAAGAGTAGTTTCTTGCTCCAGCGGGGTCAACCACTTGATAACAAGTAAATCGCTCCTTATCAGATATATCTGGAAAAGTTCTTCCATATTTGTTTGGTTTTTCCGATAGTACATTAATTTCTGGTGTGAATAAAGGTAAGAGAGATGTCATAGACCTAACGGGTACACCATATGCTCTAACCAATATAGACTCTTCTGGTTTACCTCTTAGGTCTTTAGCTATTCTATCATACCCTCCAAATGGATTTTCGTCTGTATGTAGATAACATACTGATGCATCCATATTTGGGCTATATTGCTCGACAGGAACTGGACGATTGTTAAGGAGTTCTGCCTCCTTAGTCTTTATAGTTTCTGCACCTTTTAGGTATTCTGATATGAATGGTGTATAACCATCAATAGGGGTAAAGCCTATAAGTAGCTTAGAGTCTCTAGTCGCCAATCTGAACCTCAATGTATTTACCAAACTTGCATCTCCTAGATACTCATCTAACCATGCACCTATATTGAGATACTTAGGTTGCTTAAACCCAAACTCGAATCCCTCAAGTATTGTCTGATTGTTAGTAAATTGTGTATAAGTCTTGAAGTCTACCCTTGTCTTAGTATCAGGAAAGATAAAGCTACTGCCAGTAAACCCATTCTGCATACTAAAGTTGATATATCCCTCTATGCCCTTAGTCTTCTTCCTAAACTCTGTTGGCATCATCTCCCATATAGCAGACTGTTGAACCTTAACAGATGTATCAGCATTCTGACTGAAGCAAACTATATGCCCATTTTCCGATTTGGTAACAGCCTCCATAACTATCTTAGCACATCCAGTAGTTTTACCACTTCTATTACCACCAAGTGTTAGACACTCATTATATTTAGTTAGCCCTTTTCGTATTCTATCCCATCCCTCTAGGTC